GAAGGCCGTGGAGCCAGGTGTACCCCCGGGGGGTAGTGACTCAGGTCACACCGACCAGGACGACGACGAACCGCCCGTGATTACCCCGGGTCCGACGGATTCGGCCTGGGATTCCCACACGTGGCTGGACCCGTTGCGGCTGGTGCCTCCCACGGCCACCTGGCCGCGGCTGATGACGCCGCCGCACCCGGCCGCGGTGGGCAGTTACGGCTGGGACGCGGTGGACCGGGCTAAGGCCCGGGGCATTGAACTGCGGTGGTGGCAGAAACTGGTGCTGGTCCGGCTGCTGGAGCACGATTCCATGGGCCTGCTGGTGTGGCTGGACGCGCTGGTGTCCACGGCCCGCCAGGTGGGGAAGTCTGTCGGCCTGCGGGAACTGGCGCTGTGGCGGCTGCACGCCGAACCCCTGTTTGCCGAAGAACAGTTGATCCTGCACACCGGCAAGGATTTGTCATCGTGCCGGGAGGTGCAGCGGCCTGCCCGGGCCTGGGCTAAGGCCCAGGGCTACACGGTCCGGGAGGCCAACAACCAGGAAGAAATCGGCACCCCGGACGGGTCCCGGTGGCTGCTGCGCGGCCAGGGGTCGGTGTATTCGTACGCGGCCACCCTGGCGGTGGCGGACGAAGCCTGGGGGGTGGCCTCCCAGACGGTGGACGAAGGGCTGGAACCCACCCTGGCGGAACGGGTGAACGGGCAACTGGTGCTGTTCAGCACAGCCCACCGCCGCTGCACCGCGCTGGTGCCGTTGCGCCGGGCCGCGGCCATGGCCCGGTGGGGCAACCCGGGTGCGTCCCTGCTGCTGGAATGGTCCGCCACCCGGGACGCCGACATAGCCGACCGGGACGCCTGGAAACTGGCCAGCCCGCACTGGGGACCGGGCCGGGAACGGCTGCTGGAATCGAAACTGGCCCGGGTCCAGGCCGGGCATTCCGAGGACCCCGACGAAGACGACCCGGTGGAGTCCTTCCGGTCCCAGTTCCTGAACGTGTGGCCAGCCCGGCGCCTGGTGGCGACGACCCGAAGCGAACCCCTGGTGGACGCCGACACCTGGCAGCAGGCGGCCGACCTGTACGCGCCGGTTCCGGACGGGCCGCTGGTGCTGGCGGTCGAAGACTATTTCGGGCTGGGTGCTGCGTCCGCGGCGGCCGGGGTGCTGCCGGACGGCCGGGTGGTGACCTGGGGCGCGCTGCACGGGTCCCGGCTGGACGCCTACGCCTGGTGCGCGTTTGCGGCCGGGCGCCGGGAGGGGTGCCGCCTGCTGGTGGGTGCGTCCCTGCCGCTGGCCGAAGCCACCGAAGCCATGCCGGACGGGGTGCCAGTCGAGCACGCCGGGTCCGGGCACACGGCCGCCGCGTTCCCGTTCCTGCGGTCCCTGGTGCGGGCCGGAAACGTGGCCCATGACGGGTCCCCAGACCTGCTGGCACAGGTGCGGGCGGTCCGGGTGGTCCCCACGTCCACCGCGGGCCTGGCAGTCGCTCACAAGGGCATCCGGGCCGACCTGCTGAAAGCCACCGCCTGGGCCGTAGCGCATGCGGCCACCCCCACCCAGGAACCCCTGGGCTGGTTCGTGTTCTGAGCACGGGAGAAACCATGGACGACGACGACCAGGCCCAGGTGGAACGGGCCACCAGGACGGACGTGGCCAGGCGGCTGGCCGGGACCACCGGCCTACGCGGCGCCGCCACCATTGCCGGGGTCCGCTGGTCGGGGCTGCAATCCCCGGCCCCGTATTCGTTCCTGACCGGGGACCCGTACCCGAACACGCCACTACCGGCCGGGGAACGGGAAGCCATGGGCCTGCCCCCGTTCGGCCGTGGCGTGGCCCTGCTGTGCAACGCCATTGCTGGCACCACCTGGCGGGCCATGCGGTGGGACCCGGCTACCGGGGTGAACGTCCGGCTGGCCGACCAGCCCGCGGTCCTGACTGACCCGGACCCGGTGGCCACCCCGTGGAACTACCGGTGGGCCGCGGTCGAAGACTTGATCCTGTACGGAAACCATTTCGCGCTGTACGGCGACCTGGATTACCTGCTAAACCAGGAACAGGCCGACGACCTAAAAGCTAAATGGCGGGATATGACTAATTCCCGTGAGCCGGTGGTATTGCCTAACGGTTATGTCCTAACCCCCATTGTGAGCAATGCGGAATCCGCGCAACTGGTGGAATCGCGGCAATGGAATGCGGCCCTGGTGGCCATGCTGCTGGGTATTCCCAGTTACAAACTGGGATTAGCCGGGCCGTCCATGACATATCAGAATATCGAATCCGCGGATATCGAATTTGTCCGCGACTCCGTGGACCGGTACGGGTCCCCGCTGGTGGAGGCCTTTACCAAATGGCTGATGCCCCGGGGCACCGTGGTGGCCTGGGACTACGCGGGCCGTATGCGGGCCGACCAGTCCACCACCATGGCCGTGCTTACCGGCTACGTGACGGCCGGAATCCTGACCCTGGACGAAGCCCGGGCCATGCTGAACCGGCCGCCGCTGGACCCCGACGACGGCCCGGCCCTGGAGGCGCCGCCCGACGACCAGGCCGACCAGCCCGACGACCAGGAACCCGACGACCAGGCCGACGAAGCCGGGCCGATTCTCACCCCCGAGGAAGTGACCCCGAATGTCTGAACTGGTGATTAACCGGGCCGCGGCCAGCGACCTGGAACCCGTAGGGGACGGCTGGACGGTGTACGGCCTGGCCGTCCCGTACGGCCGCGAACAGCAGGTATCCGACGACGGAACCACGCACTACTGGGAAGGGTTTGCCCCCGGTTCGTTCAATCGGGACGTGGGCAAGGGTGGCCGCTGGGTGAACCTGATGCTGGGCCACCACGGCGACGACGGGGACCGCTTCCTGGGCCGCTGCGTGGCCCTACAGGAGGATTCCCAGGGCCTGTGGTCCACGTTCCGGCTGGACCGGTCCCACCCGCAGGCCGAAGCCGCCAGGGCCGGGGAACTGCGCGGCTGGTCCGTGTCGGCCCGGGTCTACCGGTCCCGGTCCACCCAGCGGCCGGACGGCGCCCGGGTGGTGTGGCGGGAAGTGTGCGGGCTGTCCCACGTGGCGGCCACCGCGGTGCCCCAGTACGCCGGGGCCGGGGTCCAGGTGGCCCGGGAACACACCCTGGTGAACGCGCCGTCCGACACCCCGCGGCTGGACGACCTGCGGGCCTTCCTCGCAGGGTTACCCGGCCGGGCCGACACATGACCCCGGCCGACGTGCCCGGCACGTCCCGGGTGGAACTGGAACCCGTGCTGGTGCGGGCCGAAGCCGTCGGGGACTACGCCCTGGCGGACGCCATTGTGGTGGAACTGGCGGGCCGCACCTGGCAGGGCCACAACCCCTACGCGGACGGGGAAGCGCCGTGATTACCGTCAACGAATCCCAGGTCCGGGCCGTGCTGATTGGCGGCCAGTGGTGGAACGTCACGGCCGTCACCGTGGACTGGGCCGAATACGAATCCCCGGGGCCGCACCGGTTCGGCCGCGGGCTGCACCTGCAAGCCACGCTAGGCCCCGGTGGGCCTAACGCCGGGGACCGCCTGGTGGCGCCGCTGTCCCGGGTGGAAGCGGTCCGGATGCACTAGGCCACCGGTCCCCGTCCTGCCAACCCTTCCGGCCCGTTTGTCCTACGGTGGCCGGAAGCAGAGCCGCCACCCGGCACACCGTTACCCGCCACCCGGTCACCCGCACCACGAACCGCCACCCGGGAACGGTCCCTAAGCCGCCACCCGGCCAGGAATAGCAAACCTGGAAGGTGGCCCGTAATGGGTGCATATCTTGACCGGCTGAACGCCCAGTACGACGAAATCCGGGACGGCATTGACGCCCTGGTCAACCGGGCGGCCGACGAAAGCCGGGACGTGTCCGAAGCCGAACAGGCCCAGGTGGACCGGGACCGCACCCGGCTGTCCGAATTGCAGACGGCCATTGGTCACTACTCGGAACTGGACACCCAGACCGCAAAGGTGGCCGAACTGCGCCGGGCCGCCCCGGTGCCCACCGTCCGTTCCACCGCCACCGCCCAGGTGGTGGACGAATACGACGTGGAACGGGAGTTCCCCACCGTCGGGGACTACGCCATTACCGTCCACCGGGCCTTTGCCCTTAAGGACCCGGAAGCAATCGCCCGGCTGGACCGGGCCACGGCCCACCAGTTGCTGGCCGATAACCCCGGCATCATCCCTAAGCCCGTCCTGGGACCCGTCATTAACATGGTGGATTCCTCCCGGCCCTTCATTAATTCCATTACCCGGAAGGCCCTGCCCGCGGGGTCCTTTGAACGGCCCCAGATCACCCAGCACGTGGCC